AACAAACTTGGTGAACTTGAGTTCATCTCTTAAGATCTCAGAAGATCTCCCCAAGTTAAACCCACCTTCTCCATCCATTCGTGATGGTGGGACGTTAAGCGAACGGTAGAGTTTCTTTTTAAAATATTCAATATCAGTGATTTCACCCAGGTTTTGTCCGCCAGGGAGAGTGGTAATTTCGGTTCCTCTTCCACCCTCACGCCTGGGAAGCCAGAAGTCCTCAAGCATTGCCATGTATTTTTTGTCATCACGAATCTCTCCAGTGTTTGCATCATATACGAGTTTGTTGCGATAACGCATCATAACATCACGCAGATATTGTTCTGCTTTTTGCTTAGGCAGATTACCAACATCAATATAGAAAATTCTACGTTCTGGTGCTCTTGATAGTCTATAGATTACAAGACTATCCTCAATCATTCTCAATTGATTGAGTGACTTAATTGCTTTATGAAGATATGAAAGAGTCGTTCCTTTATTTCTATCTACAAGACCAGAAGTGCAATATGTAATTGCATCTCTTGAAATTTTAATTCCTTGATTTGAACTAGACTGCATAGGGTTTCCACCATATGAAGACTTAGGATTATAGATGAAATACTCTTCAATCTCTGGGAAATCATAATCCATAGGATTAGGATCTCTAGTATTAACTAATTGATTATTTCTACCATCGTTTGGTTTTTTCTTCTGTTGACGAACATAACGCATTTTCATTGCGTCAATATATCTTAACTCTTGAATTCCTTCTTCAGGTTTCTTTAAGTCAATAATTTTGTGGTAATAGATTCTACCATCAACATACCAATTGCGGTAAATCTCATGTGCTTTTTTATCAAAATCCAATAAATCTAAAATATACTTAAACTCTTTTCTAATCTTATTTTTAATACCATCACTGGCATTAAGATTTGAAAGTTCAATTTCTACAGGACTATCATTTGAATCAGATACTACTGCTTCATTTACAATATCTTCAATCGCACTGTCTGACTCTGGGTGAAGTGACATTTCACGATATCGTTTGATTAGATCAAACTCAGTTTTAAATACCCCTTCAATATCAACATAAGAACCAAAAAAACCACTACTCGCATAGTGGTCAGACCCGTCCTCATTATTGGGAGGAACGGGACTGACTGCTGATGGTGAGAGTGGTTCGTTGTCCTCTATTGAGAACCCAAACAATTTTGCCATTATTATATTGGAACTTTATTCTGATCTATTTATGAGATTAGATCATCACTCTCCTGGGGTTGCTTCTCCACCAGCGATTGGCATTGGTGTCCAATATTGTACTTGGAATTCTACAGTGAATTCTTCAATGGTGTCACCAGTATCATATGAAAGATCAATTGCGCTGATGTTAGTTGGGAAAATTCCAGAGAACTTATACTTCTTTGCAGATTGCAGTCCTCCTCCCATTTTTGCACTCATGTCTGAGGCTACTCTTTTAAATTGATCAACTTCAGCATCAACTTGATAGGTGCTTGGAAGAGTTGCACCAGAACCATCAGAATACTGACCAATAAATTGCATCCACTGTTCCATGGCAGTGCGAATTTTAAAGTCATTATCATTGATGACTGTTACAGTCCAGGTATCAAATGTACGGTCTCCAGCAACCTTAAAGATTCTTCCTCTAAAAGGAACATCGATTGCAGCGATGTTAGATGCAGGCAATTGAGCGGCTTTGCAGAGTAGTGAAAACTCACCTGCATCATAATCACTTGAACCAGGACAATCCGTTAAGGTTACCTGGAACAGATTAGGGCGTGCGCCGCCGCCCTTCAGTACTGCTTTGATTTCTTCGATTGAATGTGCCATTTTGTTTTTCTCCTTTTTTTATTTAGATAATTTTATCAAACTCTACCAGTTACTTCTTCAAAACTGATTCCAGTTCTGGTTGCAACGAAAGTAAGTGTTACATAGTTGATTGATTTGGCAGGCTTCAGGAAGATGTCTGCTCTAAACTCATTATTATCAATAACGTCAGGAGTATTGTTCGTGGTGTCGCAGATAACAGCGAATCCATAAAGACCTCGCTTTGCCTGGACATCGCGAAGGTATGGTTCAACAATGTTTCTAAAGTTTGCTCTCGTCAACTCATCATTGAGTTCAAAGAGTTGTGCTTCTGCTGCTTTCTGTAGTGCTTGCTCAATTGTAAGGAACAGGCGACGAACATTGATTCTATCAAATGCAGATGCATATCCAAGAGCAGTCTTATCACCAAAGAGAAGTGTTCCAAGACCAGATTGCGTGATGAAGGAATTAATTCTCGCAGGATAGAGACGATCTCTTTGTGCTTTATTTGGATTGAATGCAAGTTTGACTGCATTGTTGATAATACCACGCTGTTGACCAGCAGGTGAGAACCAAGGATATGCTACCATGTTTGTACGGTGCATTAGACCAGCAACGTCCGCGTTTGTTGGAACATAACGGAATTCGTTGTTAAATCTATCATATTGATACTTGTATCCACTATCAAATACCGCATAAGAAGAAGATGCAAGCGAACTGAAGTAGTTGATCAGATTATCTGTTTGATCATTGGTATTGGTAAGTCCAACCAAGTCAGTTCTGTGTGGTCCTACAGTTGCAACACAATCCTTTCTATCATTCGCAAGAGAGATTACATAATTTGCTTTTGCCTGAGATTCTGCTTGGGTAGAGCATCCAGGGCCCATGATCATGTAATCAACTTGAATTTCATCTTTGTTTGCAAAGAAACCATATGCAGTGATGAGACTTGAAAGTTCTGCTTTCATTCCACCAGTTGCGGAATAGTCAACACCACCAGCAAAGGTGTAATTTACATTACCCAGTGCAGCGAAGGTGACGCCTTGTGCATCCAATCCCCAGAGACCGTCTCCAGTAGTTACTGCTGTAAATCCTGCAGAGAATCCAGTTGCTCTTGGAGTTGTCAGTTTAAAAGTATCAAGTCCTTGTGATGGATTGTAACCTGCATAAACATTATCAGAGTAGTCTGCAAGATAATCTTTGTAGAAAATTCGTTGAGGAGCATTTACATTTGAAATCGCATCTCCTGCTTTAGAAAGATTGATATGCTTTTCAATAATGTTTCCTTTGATTCCAGTAACGGAACCTTTATCATCTACAACTACAATGTGTAGTCCATCATTCTTACCACTTCTATCAGTCGTATATACGTTAGATATTGGTCTTGGTGCAATAGACTTCCAGAAAGTTGTTGCATTTGTCAGACCCAGAGTCTGTTGATCATACCAATCAACTTGAGTTACTGGAGTGTATCTGGTTGCATGAAGTCCTGTGCTATTAATACCAGCATTATTAACAAAGTCAAGAGGAAGTGTTTTTCCAAATGATCTTGTTGTCGAACCTTCTTGATAGGTGACTGCAGTTTCTGTGGATCCGCCACCAACTGTCTCTACGCGAGAAACAACTTTAACATCGATGGTGCTATTTCCACCAGTAGCATCAGTTGTTACTCCGGTAATAATTCCCTTAAGGAAACCAGTAAATCCGGTTGTTGATCCTGTTCCAGGAACTACTACATTATTTAAAGCAGCAGTAACACCAAATCCAATTGTTGCGCCAGTATTTCCAACATTAGTGGTTGTGATTCCAATTACTTGGTCTGCAAAATCATCGATGAAACAGACCTTTAGTCCGTCTGCCCACTTACCTGGGTTCTTTGCAGCATAAGTAAAGTTGGTAGCAGATTTATAATTCTGCTGATAGTCATCATAGTTTTTAATTTTCAGTGCAGTTGTCGAAGCAATACTTACACCAGCATTCGAGTTATTGAGGTTAGTATCATCTGCTCTTACTACCTTAAGGATTCCTCCATAGGAAAGGTAATTTGAAGCACTCATCCAATACTCATATTGAGTATCAGTTGAAAGAGGCTTACCAAAGACATTGGTAAGTTCTTGTTCTGTAGTAATATCAATTGCTTCTTCAACAGGTCCAATCTGGAAAGGTCCAGCAATTGCACCAATATTATCTAAGACATTATCAGCTCTTCCTACGGTTAGGTCAACCTCCCTGGTTAATACACCAGGAGATAATTGAGGAGTCGCCATGTTTTGATTCTCCGTGATCTCAGTTTAGAAATATTTATTAAAAAGATACTTTTCATAGGGGAAACACGACGTGAATTACCAATCTGGATATTCCCAATCTTTAACTTTAGGTTTTTTTGTTTCCATAATTCTTTTTATAGTGCATTCCTTACATTCATATGAATATGACGAAGCTACAGGTCCTCTATCTTTTCTTGTTCTGTAAAAACTTTCTACAAGATTTTTTACCTCTTCACAAGATCTGCATTTTCTATCTTGCAATAAAAGGTGACCAAGTTTTATTTGACCATCTAGATCCATTACCTATATTCCCACATAAAAGATCTATCTCCATATTCATCAGCCTTACTCCATGTATCACCTTCAGAATCTGTAAAAGTGTCATTATCTAATCCATCATTTAAAAATCCAAATGGTGCCATATCCTGTTCGATTTGATTTTTTTGTTCTTCATATAATCTTTTACGAACATCCTGGTCTGTTAGTTCTTTAAAGTAGTCCATCTGGACTAACCAGGCATAAATGACAAGACACATTGCCAAGTCATCATTACAACCTTCTTCTGCCTCAAATGAATTGTGCTTTGAGATAAATGTTGTTAACTCAGAAATAATCTCATAGTCATTAAAAATAAGTTTGTCTTCTTCTATAAGAGTTTTAAGATTAAGTGATCCAACTTTTTTCACAGTCTTGGACATCTTAACTCCCAATTGAGTTTTCTTACCAGAAAATCCTTGGCCAACAATCTGCCCCGCTCTACCTCTCATAGAGCACATAAGAAGATTTTGATATTCTAAATCATATTGAAGAATACTTGCAACTTGGTCTCCAATATCATTTACCTCACATAAAATATATGCACTATTATAATTTTTTGCTAACTCATAAATGACATTTGGAAATAACATTGGTTTTATATCATTATTTCTATACTTACAAACAATTTCATGTGGGAATTGTGTTATATCAACAACTACAAAAGCAGAATAATCTTCTCCAACTCCTCTAGCAACGTCAACTGTCATTACATAATCATGATTTTCTTCTGGTGCTTTATATACATCTAGTCCAGTATTTCTTTGTATTGGATTGTCATATATTAAAGTTCTTAACTTACTCGGAGCAATCAATGTATTAACTGATCCTAAAAATTCACATTCAAACTCAACTTTAAATTGTGCCTCTGAAGTATTTGCAATTGTAGTCTCCTTCCACTTAGAGTCTCTACCAGGAACTTCAGACCAATGAACGTCTGTTGGAATATATTCACTCTTACCTTTCTCCGCATCATGCCACATACGGTAGAAATGATTCATACCATGTGGTGTAGATACAATAATTACTTTGGTGTTTTTACCAGAAGTAATAGTAGGATAAACAGATGCAAAGAACGAGTCTGCAACATGGTTTGGAACGAATGCGAATTCGTCGAGGAAGAGAATGTTGAACGACATGCCTCGGACAGCACTTGCAGACGTAGAAGCTGCCAATATCTTACTGCCATTTTCTAACTCCAGAGATCCTTTGTTCCATGCAATAATACCCTGCTGCATCCATTTGGGCAAATTTTCATATGCAGTCTGTAATCTTCCTAGAAGTTCTCTAGCAGTCGCTGCTTTGTTAGCAAGGATGCCAATATTAACAGAGTCATTGAATACCGCATAATGAAGAAGATAAGAAACAACTGTAGTACTTTTGCCAGTTT